TGTACAAAAAGCTAACACCTACTATTGGAATATATAACTCGCTAGCCATGGATTTTGGCACTCCGCTAAAGCCGGGTTCCATTCTTTCAAATAGATTCCTTTCTAATAGTGTATACTACGTGTACACTGACACGATTGACGGCGTCGTTAATCCTGGGAATATCTTGTATAGATTAGAACAAGCAACAATTTCATCTACTACGCAGAATTATTACGTTGCTGGTACTATTGATTATGATAAGGGAACGATCGTTATTGACTCTGAAGTTTATGACCAAATGGCAGATAGTACATTAAAGATGTTCGCTACACCGAAAAATCAGGATGTGTATTCAACCAGAAATCAGATCTTGTTAATCGATACAGCTTCAGGCGTGAATATAAATGTACTTGACGGATAAACCATGTCAATAGAAAAATTCATTTCGCCATTTATCCAGTCTCAATTCCCTGATTTTTACAAATCAGATGGTCCTAATTTTGTGGCTTTTGTCAAGGCTTATTATGAATGGTTAGAAACATCACCTAATCCGCTGTATAAGGCCAGAGAACTGTACGATATGATGGATGTGGATCGTACAGCTGAAGACTTTGTTAAGTATTTCAAGAACAAATACATGTTCTCTATTCCGCAGTCTGCTGTTGCTGATAAGAGATTATTGTCAAAACACATACTAGATTTATACCGTTCTAAGGGATCGCTACGTTCATACGAATTGCTTTTTAGACTGCTGTTCAATGAAGACGTATCTGTATACATTCCAAAGAATGATATCTTCAAGCTATCAGATAACGAATGGATTAGGCCAAAATACATCGAAGTTACCGGTCACCAGTATCTACATGAACTGATCGGTAAAAGAATCTATTCATCTTCTAAGCAATCCGATGCTGTTGTTGAAAATTACTTCGTCAAGAAGGTTAACAACAAAACCATTAATGTATTGTCGATTTCTGCAATCAACGGTATTTTTAACTATGGCGACACTATTTTTTGTGATGATTTGTATGTCAACTCAAGACAGAATTTAATCTCTGAATTTGAATACAATAACCTGACAGCAGCTGAGCAAGAAGATTATTCTTTGGCCATTACAGAAGCAACGTCTCCTATTATCATAGGTTCACTTTCTTCTGTTGGCATCATTAATGGTGGCGCGAATTTTAAGCCAGGTGAATTACTATCCGTAGCAAACAACGGCGTTGGTGGTGTAGTAAGAGTCGTAGCTGTTAGATCTGAAAATGGTAAAGTAACATTTGAATTATTAGACGGTGGATCTGGCTTCTCAATGTCGCCATCTATTACTGTTCTTCCTACTAAAGTTCTTTCTATAGAAAATTTTAATGGCTCATTTTCTGCCAATGATTCGCTTTTAAAGGAACATCAAGATACCAATATCGATCCAGAATTAATCGTATACCAAACAAATGGTTCTGTTAATACGGCCATGGGTGGATTGTATTCTGGTAATACAACTTATCTTAGACTAGTTAACTCTAATGGAACATTTGATGTTCTTAAGCCGGTTTACATTTTGGACCGCCGGACATATTTGACTATATCTTCGCCAACAGATACGTTGTACCTTGGTGAAGAAGCAACACAAGGTTCTGCCAACGGCGTTGTTACCTTTGCTAATGACACGCATGTAGTTATCGGTAACACGAATGGGACGTTTGCTGCCAACGCTACCAAAATTGTCATGGCTTCTAACAGTTCAGTTAATGCTACTGTGGTTACTGTATCCAATTCAATCGTATCTAACTCTACACTAACATCTTGGGTTGGTGGCGGTGCTGCTGCTACGTTCACTATCGGCGACCTAATTGACAAAGAAATCTTCAGAATTAATTCCGACCTAATCAGCAGTTACTACAACGCAGATATGGATGATATTGCAGAAGGCGTTTCAATAAATATCACCGGCACCGTAGGAACTTTCTCTGCTGGCCAAACTGTAACATCTGCATCGCTCGTTGTACAGCCGCTGGATGTCACAAATATCGTCGGATCTTTTGTTAACAATGAAATATTAGCCAACACTACTCTTGGTATTAACACTTTAAATCTGTTACAGACCGATGGTTCTTATATCGAAGTTTATGGTGCCGATATCGGCAACGCTAATCTAGTACCAGGAATTGTCGTCAAATCCACAACCACTACTTCTACAGCCCAAATTAATACGCTTCTTCCACAGCAGACGATATCCGGAACCGGTATTATCTTAAATGTTAATTCTACAGTCATTGAAGTTACTCAGCAGACAGGTAGATTCTTAAGTAATACTGTAATCACTAGTTCTAATTCTGGGGCCACTGCTACTATCACATCGACAGATTATATGACTGATTGGTCATTTCCTGGTGTTACCAGCGGCTTAGACAAAGATAATCTAAATGATGCTATCGATCAAGTACTAACAATATATGACCTAGAAGTAGGAACTATAACTTACCTAGATAACATCAATCCCGGTCAAGGATATTCTACCGATCCTATTGTTTCGATCATCCAAGAAGATGTTTATAATCTTAAAATTGCTGACAGATCTGGTTATAAGGGCTATAATGCTATCATTAATGCTACTGCAGGTACTGCCGACGGTATCGTAACTGCAGCTGCTGTTTATGATTCTGGCTTTGGGTACGATACAAATGAAAGAGTATTGTTGACCTCTTCAAATGCTTTAAATCAAACCGTGGTAACTGCTACTTCTGTAGTTGATCAGCATGGTGTTGCGGCCGGTTACTTCAAGAATCAATCTGGGTTTTTGTCAGATTCTCAGAAAATCATCGACTCTGAATATTACCAAGAGTACTCTTACGACATTCAGGCTACAAGAATGATGGAAACATATGAAAAATTCGTCAGAGACCTAATCCATCCTTCAGGTATTGCTCTATTCGGTTCGTACAAGCTAAATAAAGAGGTAGACACGGGTGACAACACGGTTGTTGAATCATCTATAACTTCTTCATAAATAATAGTAAATCTACAGGGTATACATGGCAGTCATTACAGTCAACCAAATCATCGATAATATTGATTCGTTTATCTCAAATGTCCGTAATTTGAGCAAGTCATATTATATGGTAATCGGAAAGCCTGATGCATGGGATATTGACGCCTCACCACCAGAGGCTAACAGTTCTATTCAGCAGACCGAGTTGTCACTATACCAAGATCTAGTATATGGTAAGCTTATTGAATCTGAAGATATTTCTTACATGATCAGAAAAATACCTTGGGTATCTGACACCGTCTATGATCAGTACGACAAGAATGACCCAGATCTTCTTACTAAAGACTTTTACGTTGTAAACGATATCGGAGAAGTCTACAAGTGTATCAATAATGGAAATGGCGCACCATCGACCATTAAGCCATTTTTGTCGACAGAATACGGTACGTTTACAACCGGTGACGGCTATATCTGGAAGTTTATGTACAAGGTTGATTCAGGCGCCAATACCAAATTCGCTTCTAACACATATATTCCTGTTACCGTCAATGCAAACGTAGAATCAAATGCGGTTCCGGGAACCATTGACTATATCAATCTAACAGATAGTGGCACGAATTACCAGGTTTATGAAGAAGGCTTCTTAGATTCTGTAGTTAATACATACGTTGTCCAGTTACCAGATACATCATCGACATATGATAATTTCTACACCGGCTCTTCGATATATTTAAAGGCTGGTGGTGGCGCGGGTCAGATTAGACCGATTGTTTCTTACACTGGTTTAGATAAATCTCTAACAGTTGATCCCCCCTTTGATTTGTTCGTTAATTTGAAGCTGGCAAACATCTCTGGTTCAATCACAGTTGGAAATAAAGTTTCTCAGAATCTAGTTCGAATGTCTTATCTATACAACGTTGGATCATTCGACGTCGGCCATACGGTTGTACAAACGGATACCGGGGCGACTGGAGTTATTACCGCAGCTAATTCTTCTGTGTTCTTTATTCAGCCTTCTGCTGGGTCGTCTGACTTCGTACAAGATCTTCCAGTTTATAGTACTTCAAATAATCATACCGCAAGAAGCACGACCACTTTCACTATTGTCAGTGGTAACAATAGAGCAACGCGCGCAACGACTTCTACTAATATCACTACTTTGTATTCAGCTAATGATTATATTCGAATTGGTAATTCTTCAAGTAATCAGATTCGTAGAGTTATATCCGTTGCTAGTACGTATGTTACGGTTGATAACAATACACCGTTTACACAAAACTTAACGGCCAATTCGTTCGAAGTTAATATCGCAGCTGCTCCTGTATCGATCGTACAGCTTCAAAGAGAAGGTAATATCGTATACACGAATTTGACAGGTCAAAGCCTTGCGATTTCAAATACTACACCATCTGGTGTTGGATTCACACCTGGTGAAAAGGTCAACTTGGTAAATGCATCTAATGTAAACCAGGGTGCCAACGCTATCATGTCATTCTCTAATACATCCACGATGTTTTTGACAGATGCGGCCGGAACATTTACATCAGCCTTATACGTTCTTGGTGCATCTTCAAATACTAGGGCTTATATTAATAGCGTTGTGTCATATCCTAACATTACTGTCGAAAATCCAATTGGAACCTTTTCTACCGGTCAGCCGATTTCAATCACAACTGGTGCTGGAACTGTGGTAGGTAATGCTACCGTCTTGGCCAAGTTAACTACTCCTAATGAGCTAACCGAATACATCATTTCTCCAACTGTAACTATTGACGGCGATGGAAATAACGCAGTGGCTTATGCATATATTGATGAAAGTGGTAACAACATCAATAGACAAATCTCTCAGATCATTACGATTAATCCAGGTGAAGGATACAGCCGAGCTAATGTAAGTATCTCTTCTAACACTTTATATGGTTCAGGAGCAACGGCCGAAGTTGCCGTATCACCTATTGCTGGTCATGGGGCTAATGCCCACCAAGAATTAGGTGCCAGATATGCCGGAATTTCCACTACATTTGGTGCCGGCGCCACAGAGGGCTACAAATTTCCTCTATATGGCAGCTACCGCAGAATTGGTATTGTCGAAGATCCAAAATTCAATGACGCTTGGGTAACTGTCGGATCGTTTGATAGAACTACTCTTGGTCTGTCTAATAAAGATGGTAACGCATTTGAAATCGGCGAAATTGTAATACAGCCGGCTAGCAATGCAGCAGGTGTAGTGACATTTGCTAATACTACGCGCGCTGAGCTCAAAAATGTAAGATCTACGTTTAACGCCAACACTAGAAACATGACTTTCACTGTTAATACAGTGTCAGGAATATTTTCCAATGGTGAAACGATTTACCAGGCAAATAGCACGCCGTCCAACTTGGCATTTGGAACAATCATCTCAACGAATTCTTCTCTTGGAATCATGAGCGTAAATCTTGTTAACGGTGCGTTTACAACATTCCACACTATTGTCGGTACCACATCTAGTGCCAATTGTAGTGTCGAAGCGATCGTATACCATGACAGTATCTATGGATTGGTTTCAAATGGAACCGCCAACGTAGCTACCGCAAATGTCAATTACTTCAGAATCGTGGAAGACGACCAGCAAGTTTACCAGTTGTCAAGCAACTCAACCGGCGATTTAAACCAGGTAGCATCTAATACTCTGATCAGATTGACTGATGTCAAAGGCCATTTTAATGCCAATGATACCTTGATCGATGCAACTACTAACTCATATGCTAACGTGGTTTCTATCTCTATTGCTAATGGAACTGTAGACGCTACAACAGATTTTGGTCATAAATTCACACAGACCACTAGACTTACTATGTTGGCAAATACGGCCCCGTACGATCCATTTGAAAGAGTATACCAAGAAGTTTCCAATGCATCTGGCCAGGTAATTTCTACCACTTCAGACATCGATTTGGTTTTAACTTCAACTAACGGTACATTTTCCGTGGGAAACCAACTTACCTCAAATGCAGGAGCAACTGCATTGGTCGTATGGGCCAATAATGATTACGGCGCTAATTCTTCATATTTAAGATGTTCGGCAGTAACCGGCAACTTCGATGTTGGAAATACCGTGATAAATAACCTATCTGTTGGTGGTACTGTAGGAGCACAGTATCACGCTCTAGTGGTTTCTGACGTATATGGTCAGTTTGAAACAGATGAAGATGTCATTGGTGTCGACTCTGAGGCCCAAGGAAACGTTTCGGTAGTCTTGTATCCAGAACTTGTAAAAAATAGTGGTCAGCTGATCTATACCGATAACATTGTTCCATTTACTAGATCAAACACTTCTGTTGAGAAAATAAATATTATAATTAAGTTTTAGAGGACCTAAATGCCATTAGACACCGATTTATCATTAAAGCCCTACTTTAATGATTTCCAGCAAAATTCAAATCATTATGCGGTGTTATTTCGTCCACGTGTAGCCGTACAGGCGCGAGAGCTTAATAATTTACAGGGTATTTTACAGGATCAGATCGACAAGTTCGGCCGCCATATCTTCAAAGAAGGCTCTGTGGTAGAAGGATGCTCGTTTTCATTCGATAGCCAGTACGAATATGTGAAGCTCCGTGACAATTATGCCAATGGTACAGCTTTCACAATCGATGACTTTAAGACAAGATATGTTACTAATGCTAACGGTCTTCGTGCTCAAATCGTTGATGTAGTCGCTGGTTTCGAGTCTACTTCTCCGGATCTTAATACTTTATACATTAAGTACCTTAATTCTACCACGTATTCTAATGGCGCTACACAATCTGTATTTGCTGCCTCAGAAGAATTAGAAATCAAGTCTGAAGCCAATGTGGCCATCGGTAATGTAACAGTTGCCAACGTTGCAAACACGACCGGCGAAGGCTACAACATGTACGTGACAGAAGGAGTAATCTTCAAGAAAGGTTACTTCATCCGTGTACCACCTCAGGGCGTAATCGTAACCAAGTACTCCAATAAGCCAGACGACCTATCTATCGGATTTGGTGTTATTGAAGAAATCGAAACACCAGAATCAAACACATCTCTGTTAGATAACGCAGCCGGATATCCAAATGTTGAAGCTCCTGGTGCTCATAGATTAAAGCTAACTCCTACACTAGAAGTTAGATCTACATCGGCTGATGCCAACACTTCTACATTCTTTTCTATCTGTGATTTCAAGTCTGGCAAGCCAGCCACTATTAAAAACGATCCACAATACGCGGCCCTAGGCAATAAGCTAGCTAAGGAAAAGTTTGAAACTAACGGTGACTTTGTGGTCAATCCGTTCATTCTTTCAACTGAAGCCAAGGTTGCTAACACAACCCACTTGTCTTTGATTTCAGCAACAGGTCTTGGTTACGCCAAGGGATACCGAGTTGAATTCCTAAACAAATACGATACAGATCTACGTAAGGGTACAGATACAGAAACTGTTAATAACCAAGTAGTATCAACAAATTTCGGTTACTATGTAACAGTCGATCAGTTCCTAGGTGATTTCAATCTTGAAAACGTTGCTCAGGTAGAGTTGCACTCTGCTGCATATGACGCGTTAGACAATAACTATACGTCTACTGGTTTTACTCCTTCTGCTTCGAATAAAATTGGTACAGCGTATATCAGAGGAATTGAGCTTAATTCGGGTGTTCCTGGCTCCCCGGCAACGACATATGATGTGTATCTGTTTAATATCAAGATGGATCGAAGCTTCAGCTTTAATAATGTCAAGAGTATTGTTAACACAGCAACCAAGGCGGTTGCCGACGTAGTATTGACATATGTTGCAACTTCTAATTCCTATATTGCAAAGTTGCAAGAAATTGTTAACAATACTCTCGTATATCCATTTGGTCAGAAGGCTGTAACATCAAACGGGTTCTCTAATACTTCGTTTGTGTACCGTAACAGAGCCAACTCATCATTTGCAGCTAACACGACAACCAACACAGTTATGACTGTGACTCCACCAACCACACATGGTACTGGCTCTGAGACATTCATTTATTCTGGAACTCTGTCTGATTCAGCTGCTGAGACGTTCATTGTTATTCCAACTGCAAACGCGTATTCATCAAATAATGCCGGCACAATTAATGTGTTCTCTACTAATACATTGGTTACTGGAACAAGCACTACCTTCACTACTACATACGCAGTTGGAGATTCAATTCGTGCTTCTGGCCAGATTAAGCAAATTGCTTCTATTTCTAACTCTACCGTTCTAAGAGTTAATTCTCCGTTTACTTCTAACGCTACAGCACAAGCGCATCAGCTAGCATTCCCACATGGAAAGCCGATCGCCTTTTCTGGAAGAGACAACAGATCAATTTCTATTTCAAGTAATACAGCCACATTTAATCTTGGATCAACTGCGAACGGCGTAATTCAGTGCGTGGTTTATCACGATCTTAAGAGATCTGGAACTGTAGCTACTGGCAAGACTATTTCTAGAAATACCCTAATCAAGATCGACACTTCAAACAATGCTGGTGGCACAACCGGACCATGGTCTCTTGGCCTACCAGATGTGTTTAAGTTAAACTCAGTATACTTGACAACGAACAGTACATATTCAAACGGTAGTACTGGTACTAACATCGTTAGATCATTTGCACTAGATACCGGACAGCGCGATTCTCACTATGATCTAGCTTCTTTGGTTTCTAAGAATGCTAAATTACCTTCTGGTTCAAAGCTGTTGGTCTCAGTTGATCATTTCCAGTACGATGAATCACAAGGTGTAGGTTTCTTCACGGCTAATTCATATCCTATCGATGACATTAACGGTATAGCAAATACTGCTGCTATCACTACCCAGGAAATTCCTGTGTTTACTTCTACCGCCAAGGGTACAACGTTCGACCTGAGAGACTCAGTAGACTTTAGACCATTCGCATCAAATACAGCAGCTATTACTACAGTGGTAGCATCTGCAACCATTAATCCATCTTCAACATTGACATTTGATGTCCATGCAACTGGGTCATATCTGCCTTCTCCTAATGAATTGTTCGAAACCAACCTTCAGTATTATCTACCTAGAATTGACAGAATTGGTATCAATACATCTGGGCAGATCGTAATTAACGAAGGAATTCCTTCACTACAGCCAAGAACACCGCCTGAGCTTCCTGGAACAATGACACTAGGAACCGTAGATGTGTCACCGTATCCTACATTGTCTCCTGCGCAAGCAAAGACAGCGGGTCGTTATGACTACGCCGTAACAACAAAGTTGATGCAGACCAAGCGCTTCACTATGGCTGACATTGGAACGCTGGCTGATCGTATTGAAAATCTTGAATACTACACTTCTCTGTCACTACTAGAACAGTCAGCAGCCAACCTATTGGTCCGGTCTGGCACAACTGGTCAGAACAGATTTAAGAATGGTATTCTAGTAGATCCATTTAAGGGTCATGACATTGGAAATACGCTACACCCTAAATACCTGATCGCTATCGATCCTGATCGTAAGGAAGCTAGACCTTATTTCAAGCAGCTATCAAGAACTATTGCACCGTCTAATACCACGTCTAACGCTTCTGTTGCATATACCAACATGGTTACGATCAATAATGTTGATATCGTGTATCAGAGACAGCCATACGCATCCAAGTATAGAAATTGTGTAGAAGGCAATGTGTATCAGTTCAGAGGCTCGATCAAACTGTACCCACCTGGTGATACGGAGCCAGACACATCAGTATCACCTGACGTTGTCAATAATCTAGATTTGGCTTCAAACTGGGTTAACCTATCAGCGTCAAAGGCCTGGGGAACCGAATGGGGTTCATGGATCACAACCGGCACCACGGTTAAATCAGATGACGCTAAGAAGACTGGTGAAAAGACAACAACCCAGAATCCTGATGGTTCGAAGACTGTTTCGTACGCTACTCAGATCAATACAACCACGACTACATCACAGACACGTGTTGGAGAAAAGTTAACTGCAGAAGTATCTTCTTCTAAGATTAACCTAGGACAGTTTGTTACTAACGTAAGTATTTCTCCTTACATGAAAACTAATGTGGTATTCTTCTCGGCAGTTGGCCTGAAGCCAAACACAAGAGTATACCCATTTTTCAACGATACAGCAGTGACTGGTTATTGCTTACAGCTAAATCCATACACTACAGTGAGCAACGTAGTTGCAAGAGATAACCGTTACTATGCTGATGATGCATTGTTGTATTCTCCTAAGAGAAATGTGTACTTTAAGTACAAGACTGATTTCGGTGGAAGCCTAGTTACTGATTCTTCTGGAGCAGTAGCTGGATTGTTCCAAATCCCTAAGAACACTTTCAAGGCGGGAAATGCTACATTCAAGTTGACTGATATTGCTGACTTAGAAGAAGGCGTGTCTGCTGTTAAATCACAGGCAACTGCGGTTTACATTGGTTCAGGTTTATCGGTTGCTTATGGAAAGTCAATTCTAAATACCAAAGAAGCCGAAATCAATATTGAAGAGATCACTGAAGACAAGAAAATTAAACAGTCAGAAGTGGTTACTGGTCCTCCGGTTGTGGTAAATACACCAGCACCTACTCCTCCACCCGTCGAACCGCCTCCACCAGTAGACAAGCCTGTAACAGAAGCTGCGCAGCCGCCAGCTCCTACCACATATTATCTTATTAACATCGATAATGATTATGGATCAACGATTACCCATAATACAATGTGGACGCCAGAGCCTTCTTATGCTGGATGGGTAGCTACAACTGCGACAGCCATTTCATATGATGGCGGCGTAACATTACAAGAAGTAACTGAAATCGTACCTTATTCTTACACAACGATGTATAATTAAAACATGAAACCTATCGCACAAACATTCCTAATCTCAGAGCCGGATACTGCCATCGAAGGCGTATTCCTTAAAAAACTCAATCTGTATTTTCGCTCTAAATCAGAAACATTAGGTGTAGCTGTACAGATTAGAACTGTTGATAACGGATTCCCAACTTCTTCTGTTATAGCTTCTGGTCATTCATACATGCCAGCTGCGTATGTGCGTACATCTACAGATGCATCCAAGGCTACAACGTTTTATTTCCAGTCACCTCCATTTATGCAGACAAATATTCAGTATGCAATTGTGGTAATTCCAGATGGCGGTAATGATCAGTACACTATTTGGACTGGTGAATTAGGCGGAACTGACGTATTTACGAATAAGCCAATCTTCAAGAACAATGAAGCCGGTACACTATTCATATCTTCAAATGATTTGGTTTTCACGCCAATCATTACAGAATCTATGAAGTATGACCTCTTTATCTCTCAGTTTAATTCTTCATCGGCTGATGTTTATTGGTCTATCCCACCTGCAGAGTACATGCAAATTAATGAAGTGATTGGATCATTCTCAGTTGGTGAGAGCGTAGTTGTTTCTAATTCGATTCTTGATGTTGCAAGACTTCATATTGCGTCAACAAACGGAACGTTTTCAAACGGTGAAACCATTTATCAGTCAAATGGATCAGCTAACGTAGCAACCGGCGTGATCTACTCGGTTAACTCTTCTG